ATCCTGATAAAAAACCAAATATTAAAAAATGTACAGAGATATTACCTAAAGGTTCTCTAGTTGTTTTTCCTTCTTTTGTATGGCATAGAGTATGTCCTGTTAAAAAAGGATCAAGATATAGTTTAGTTATATGGAATTTAGGATGGCCATTTAGATAATGAAAAAAGAACAATTATACAGAGAAGATTATTTTACAAATCCAATATATTGGATGGATAAACCAGAATGGGTAAAAAAATTAAATAAAGCTTCTGATACTTATATTAAAAAAGCACAAAAAAATAATCAAATTAATATTAAAGAAAGAACTAAAAAGTTTGGTAACAAAGGAGATCATGGTATGGTCCACCACTCTACAAGTCTTATTAACGACCCAAAATTTAAAGAATTACAAGATTGGATATTAGCCACTGCTTGGAATTTATTAGATGAACAAGGCTTTGATTTAAGAGGTCATCAGTTATTTTTAACTGAACTTTGGGTGCAAGAGTTTTCACATCTAGGTGGAGGACATCATACTTTACACACTCACTGGAATGGTCACATGTCAGGTTTTTATTTTTTAAAAGCTAGTGAAAGAACATCTTGCCCAGTTTTTGAAGATCCTAGACCTGGAAGACAAATGAATTTATTACCAGAAAAAGATAAAACTAAAGTTACTATTGCCACTTCACAAGTGCACTACAAGGTAAAACCTGGTAGATTAATATTTTTTAATTCATACATGCCACATTTATACAGCGTAGATAATGGTTATGAACCATTTAGATTTATACATTGGAATATACAAGCAATACCAAAAGGAGTATTACAACATGCCGATAATAAAGAACAAACTAAATAATTTTGTAAAAACAATGTTAGGTTCAAATAGAGTTAAAAAATCTGTAGATTTTGTAGAAAATTTTATTGAAGAAAAAAAGAAAGAACTTAGGAGGAATAAAAATGTCGTTCAAAAAAAATAAGTACACAGTAATGAAAGGAGCCATATCAAAAGAGTTAGCACAATTTGTTTATACGTATTTTTTAAACAAAAGAAACGTAGCTAGATTTTTGTTTGATCAAAAATATATATCTCCATTTACAGAATATTTAGGTGTGTGGAATGATGAACAAGTTCCAAATACTTATTCACACTATAGTGACATAGCTATGGAAACTTTGTTACAGGGTTTACATAAGAAAATGGAAAAACACACAGGATATAAACTACAACCTGCATATTCTTATGCAAGAATATATAAAAAAGGTGATGTATTACATAGACACAAAGATAGGTATTCTTGTGAAATATCTACAACATTAAATCTTGGTGGCGATCCATGGTCTATCTATTTAGACCCAACAGGTAAAGAAAAACAAGCTGGTGTTAAAGTAGATTTAGAACAAGGCGATATGCTTATTTACATGGGATGTGAACTAGAACATTGGAGAGAGGCTTTTGAAGGCAAAGATTGTGGACAGGTATTTCTGCACTATAACGATGCTAAGAAAAAAACAGCCAAAGAAAATCTGTATGATAAAAGACCTTTCTTAGGTTTACCAGCATACTATAAAGGCTTTAAAATACCAAAAAAGTAATATATAATTCTGTTTTGATGAGGAGTATTTCCACCACACCACAATACTCCTCGTCTAAACAGGATTATTTATGTTACAAAAAGTAAATTTTTTACCAGGTTTTAATAAACAACTAACAGACACTCAAGCAGAGGGTCAGTGGGTTGATGGTGATAATGTTCGATTCAGATACAGCACACCTGAAAAGATAGGTGGCTGGGCTCAACTTGGTGAGAATGATATTACTGGTGCAGCAAGAGCCATGCATCATATTGTAAATAGATCAGGTAACAAGTTTTCAATTATTGGTACAAACAGAATTTTATACGCTTATACAGGTGGTGTGTTCTACGATATACATCCAATTAGAGCGACAAATACTTTAACAAGTTGTTTTACTACAACAAATGGTTCAGCTGTTGTATCAATAACTTTTTCAGGAGATCATGGTTTAGTGGAAAAAGATATTGTCTTATTAGATAATTTCTCAACAGCAACAAACTCAAATTATACAGCTGCAGATTTTGACGATAAAAAATTTATGGTTACATCTGTTACCAGCTCAACAACAATTACAATAACAATGCCATCAGCAGAAACAGGGTCAGGTGCCTCATTATCTGGAGGAGTAAGAGTTCAGTCTTATTATTCTGTCGGTCCAGCTCAACAACTTGCAGGTTTTGGTTATGGTCTTGGACAGTGGAGTGGTACAGTATCAGGAGAAGCTATAACAAGTTTGAATGGTGCTATCAATGATACAACAACTACAGTTGTATTGTCTGATGCTTCTTTATTCCCAGGTTCAGGTACAAACTTTATTCAAATAGGTTCTGAAGAAATTTCTTACACAGGTAAAAGTGGTAACACATTAACAGGTGTTACAAGAGGTGTAAGAAACACAACAGCGGCATCGCACTTAAATGGAGCAACGGTTACAAACTCATCTGATTATATTGCATGGGGTGAAGCAGCATCTGGAGACTTAGTTATAGATCCAGGTATGTGGTCTATTGATAACTTTGGAGACAAGATTATTGCACTTATACATAACGCACAAGTTTTTGAATGGGATTCAAATGCTACAAACGCTGTAGCAAATAGAGCAACTATTATATCTGGTGCACCGACTGCATCAAGAGATATGTTAGTATCAACACCTGATAGACACTTAGTATTCTTTGGAACTGAAACGACAATTGGTGATCCAACAACACAAGATGAAATGTTTATTAGATTCTCTAACCAAGAAGATATTAATACTTACACACCTACAGCGGTTAACACAGCAGGTACACAAAGACTTGCCGACGGTTCTAGAATTGTAGGAGCTGTAAGAGGTAGAGATGCAATATATGTTTGGACAGATACATCTTTATTCACGATGCGTTTTGTTGGTCCACCATTTACATTTGGTTTTCAACAAATAGGAACCAACTGTGGATTGATAGGACAGAATGCAGCCATTGAAGTTGATGGTGCAGCTTATTGGTTCTCAGAAAATGGTTTCTTTAAATACTCTGGTAATTTAGAAACTATGACGTGTTTGGTAGAAGATTTTGTATTCAATGATTTAAATACAACAGCATCACAACTTATTAATGCTGGACTAAATAACTTGTTTGGTGAGATTACTTGGTTCTATTGTTCAGAAGGAGCAACAGTTGTTGATAGATGTGTAACTTACAACTATATGGAATCAACACCTAACAGACCTATCTGGACAACAGGCACATTAAACAGAACAACGTGGCAAGACTCTTCTGTATTTGGTAAACCACATGGAACTGATTACGATTCAACAGGTACATCTTACGATGTTGTTGGTAATACAGATGGTGCAACTACATACTACGAACATGAAACTGGCACAGATCAAGTAAAAGCTTCTGCAACAACAGCTATCACAGCAAATATAGAATCAGGAGACTTTGATATTAGTCAAGGTGGTGATGGTGAGTTCTTTGCAAAGATTAGAAGATTCATACCTGACTTTTTATCTCAAACAGGTGATACTCAAATAACATTACAATTAAGAAATTATTCTAACGACTCACAATCAGGGTCACCCCTTGGTCCATTTACGATTACATCGTCAACAAGTAAAGTAGATACAAGAGCAAGAGCTAGAGCCATATCTTTGAAAGTAGCAAATACCGCAGCTTCTCAGAATTGGAAACTTGGTGGATTTAGGTTAGATATACAACCAGACGGAAGAAGATAATGGCAAAGATAACGGTAGTATTTACAAGACCTAGTAAAGAATACAATCAAGCTGTAGCTGATGCTTTGATTAGGGATCTTGATGGACTTGTAGAAAAACTAAACTCTACCTTTCAACAAGATCTTAAAGAAGAAATACAAAGACTAAACTTTTTTACAGGAAATAAAAATGGCCAATAGGTATAAGAACGCAAACTTTGATTTAACAACAGATACACTTACAGATATTTATACTGTACCATCTAATTCAAGAGCCATTGTACAGAATCTACATGTTGCAAACGTTGGAGCAGGTAACACAGAGATAAAAGCTTTTATATATGATAACTCTGAAACTAGATCGTATCAGTTTGCAGAACATACTGTAAATGCAGGTAATTCAAAATCAGTAGCTGATGGTGTAATTATATTAGAAGAAAACGATAAATTACAGGTGCAAGCAGCTTCAGCCAATATATTTGAAGGCACAGCATCAATACTAGAATTTGATAGAACATAGGAGGAAGATGAAAGTATTACACCCAGAAAAGATCATAGAAACTATATCTAATCTAAAGACAGGTGAGGTATATGCGAATGATCAAGAATGGAAGGAAAAAGGCGTAAAAGAAGAAGACATCAGAAGAGATGTCAAAGTTATTATGCCTAGCCTTGATTTATTTGGAAAAACCAAGTAAAAAGGAGGTTCCAGGATTAAAAGCCTGCCTTAACAATTTAGCTAAATTATGACAATATCAAGAGGACAGATGAACAGACAATTATACATGGGCGGCGGTATTATGAACGCCATGCCTAGACAGCAATATGGTTTAGGTAGCTTTGTAAAGAAAGCTGTTAAAAAAGTTACAGGCGCTGTTAAAGATGTTGCAAGCTCTGATATAGGTAAAGCTGCATTATTAGCAGGAGCTGGTATGTATGCTGGAGGTATAGGTCCTTTTGCTGGTATGAGAGGAGCTGGTTTTGCCTCAGGTTTATTACCAAGTACAATGAATTATAGTAATCCAATTTCTTCTCTTTTTACTGGAGCAGGTAAAATGCTTTCTAAAAAAGGTGTTCAAGGTGCTTTAGGCAAAGGTGCTCTTTTAGCTGGACTATCTGGTTTTTTAACTAGTCAATACGGAATACCAGAAGAAGAACAAGAAGATGTTTTATCTGACCCATCTGAAAAAGCAAAATATTTAAGAATGTATTACACAAATTTAAACCCTAATGCAGGATCTGATGAAATAGA